GATAATGGTGTGGTATCTACTGATAATAAATTTTTAAGAGACATAAATAAATCTAAAATGCAATGTATGGAATTACAAGAATATTATAATACATCTAATTTAAATTATGCATGGGAAGAATTATTGTGGGCTTTCCGTTCTCTTGAAGATTATAAACAAACATACAGTAAATTTGATTTTACAGACATGTTAACACAATATGTAGCGTTTGGTCCTACACCAGTACTAGATGTAGTTATAGTTGATGAAGCACAAGACCTCACTAAATTACAATGGAATATGTGTGAAAAGATATGGAAAAATTCTAAAAGAGTTTATATAAGTGGTGATGATGATCAAGCTATATTTAGATGGGCAGGTGCAGACATAGAGCATCTTATTAATATGGAGGGTAATGTAAGTGTGTTGAATCAATCTTACAGATGTCCAGTAGAAGTTCATAAAGTTGCACACGATATAGTTACAAGGATAAACCAACGTAGAAGTAAAGAATGGAACCCACGTGATGTGGAGGGTGAAGTAAGATTCCATGCTTATCCTGGTGGAGTTGATATGGCTGAAGGAAATTGGTTAGCACTTGCAACATGTGGATATATGCTAGACAGTTTAGAAGAGGATTTACGATATCAAGGATTACCTTATACTATTTATGGTAAGACACCTATTAAACAAGATTTAATAAAAGCTGTTAGCGCATGGAATAGATTAAATGAACATGAACAAATATCTTATAATGATGTTGCTGCGATATATGCTAATTTAAAAAGTGGTGTTGGCATACAAAGAGGATACAAAGGATTAAAGACATTGGAAGAAGGACAAGTATATGATGTAGAATCATTGACTATGAATCATGGTTTATTAAATGCAGGGATACCTTGGGATATAGCTTTTAACACAATAGGCGAAGCAGATAAATCATACATAATGTCATTAGAAAAACATGGTGGGTTAGGAGTGGAACCTAAAATTAATTTAAGCACCATACATATGGCTAAAGGTGGTGAGTGTGATAATGTTATGTTAATAACAGACTTATCACGTGCAAACAAAGAAGAGATGGAAATAGATTCGGATGATACGAATAGAGTATTTTATGTAGGCGCAACTCGTGCGAAACAATCCTTACATATAATTAACCCCCAACAAGAGAGAGGATTTATCATATGATGAGTAAAGAAGAAATATTAGTGAAAGCTAATCAGCTCATTTCTAAAACTAGAAACGAGACACACGGAGATGCATTTAAGAATCATGCAGAAATTGCAGAGTTTTGGAATATATTTTTAGATAGTAAATTACGACCAATGGCTAATATTACAGCACAGGATGTTGCAGTCATGATGATATTGTTAAAAGTATCTAGAAGCACACAAGGTGAAAAATTTAATATTGATAACTTCATTGATATGGTGGGTTATGCAGCGATAGCAGGAGAGATAGGTGACAGTGGATCTTTTTAATCAAAAAGAAGTAAAAGCAGAGTGGTTACATCCCACGGAATTCCCTTCCATGAAAGGAAGGGATGTAGTGGCGATAGATTTAGAGACGTGTGATACAGATCTAAAGAAAATGGGTCCAGGGTGGCCTAGAAAAGTTGGAATGGTTATAGGCATTGCTCTATCGAGTGGCGATTTTACTGCTTACTATCCAATTGCGCACGAAGGTGGTGGCAACATGGACAAAAGTGTTGTCTTAAAATACATAAAAGAAGTATGTGAAGATGAATCTATACAAAAGGTATTCCACAATGCCCAATATGATATTGGGTGGCTCAGCGTGCTAAATATTGAAGTTAAGGGGTATATTCATGACACAATGATCTCTGCTGCATTATTAAATGAGAATAGATATTCTTTTACTTTAAATAGCATGGTCGCTGAATATTTAGGAGAATTTAAGAATGAGGCTCTGCTTAAAGCTAAAGCTGAAGAGTTAGGATTAGATCCTAAAGCTGATATGTATAGAATGCACGCATCATTTGTTGGGGAATATGCAGAAGCAGATGCTAAATTAACATGGCGTTTACACGAAAGACTTATAACAGAGATACAAAAAGAGGATCTTACCAAAGTGTATGACATAGAATGCCGTCTTATTCGTGTTATATTTAACATGACCAAACGTGGTGTGCGAGTAGATATGGACAAAGCTTTTGGTCTTAAAAAGAAATTACTTAATAAAGAAAAACAATATTTAAAAAGAATCAAAGATCTAGTAGGTCAAGATGTACAAATTAATGCAGCTAGGTCAGTGGCCCAGGCATTTGATAATGTTAATCTTGAGTATCCAAGAACAGCACTTGGTGCACCTAGTTTTACACAAACATTTCTTGAGACACATGCACATGAGTTACCACGTATGATAACAAAAGCACGTGTTCTTAATAAATTACAAGGCACATTTATTGATGGTATTTCTAAATATGTGCATGAAGGCAGATTACACGCACATATAAATCAAATACGTGGAGATAATGGTGGAACTGTAACTGGTAGATTTTCTATGTATGCTCCTAATTTACAACAAATGCCCATTAGAAACGAGTTTGGTTCTGAAATTCGTAAAATATTTATACCGGAAAAAGGTGAATATTGGTTATCTGCTGATTATTCACAACAAGAGCCACGCATTCTTACACATTTTGCTATTCTTAATAAGAACGAAGGAGCAACAGATGTGCAAGAAGCTTTTGTTAAAGGATTAGATTTTCATAAACAAACAGCAGAGATGGCTGGTATTAATCGTAAATTAGCTAAAACTATTGGCCTTGGTGTTATGTATGGTATGGGATATAAAAAAATGGCCATTGATTTAGACGTTGCGCCTATTGAAGCAAAAGAAATGCTTAAAGAATTTAGAGAAAAGGTACCTTTTATGCAAGGAATGCTTGAAGATGTAATGAACCGTGCAAATAAGGTAGGATCTATAAGAACTTATCTTGGCCGTAGATGTCAATTTAATTTATGGGAACCAGCTTGGTATGACGTGGACCCAGTAACAAAAAAACCAATATTTCACAAGGCTTTACCTCACTCTGAAGCTTTAGTTAAATGGGAAAGAATTAAGAGAGCCGGTACATATAAGGCGCTAAATAGATTGATTCAAGGCACAGCTGCGGATCAAACTAAGAAAGCTATGGTTGATGTTTATGAGAAACTAGATATAATACCACTTATTCAAGTACATGATGAGTTGAATTGTAGCGTGAAATCTGATAAAGAAGCAAAAGAAATAAAAAATATCATGGAAACCTGCATTGACTTAACTGTACCATCTAATGTTGATTATAAAATTAAAGATAACTGGGGAGATGCTAAATAATGGTTACTAAAAAGAAAATAGGATACAAGGAGCAAGGGAAAAACCGTGCAGCTAATCAAAAATCTGTTGGTGGTGTTAAACCAAACTTTGCTATTAATGCTGAGCAAATGGAGTTTGAACGTCGTAAGCTTCTTGAAGAGATGTCTACCAAGGTGGACAAAAAAAGGCTTAACAACATGGCAGCTGTCGCTGCGACGCAAGAACCGGAATATTTTGATGAAGAAGGAAACAAAAGAGAACCCACCATGCGCGTGTTATCACTCGGGGCAGGGGTTCAGTCATCCTGTTTGGCACTCATGGCGCAAGAAGGATTAACAAAACATAAACCAGATTATATGATATTTGCTGATACAGGATGGGAACCATCCTTTGTCTATGAGCATGTAGAATATTTAAAGAAAGCAATAACGATCTGTCCTATTATCACTGTGGAGAGAGGAAACATCAGAGATGATCTAATCAAAGCAGCGAATCCCATTAAGGGGTCTAGAGAAGAGGAAAAATCGTTTGCAGGACGTGTACCAAACCCACCATTATTTGCTGCACGCCCTAACGGTGGAAGGGTAGGAATGCTTTATCGTCAGTGTACACATGATTATAAAGTTATTCCTATTCAAAAAGAAATGCGAAGATTACTCGGCATTAAACCAAAACACCGTGTTAAAAAAGATATGTTTGTGGAACAATGGATTGGTATATCCACGGATGAAGCCATGCGCATGAAGAAAGCTAGAATGCCTTGGTTAACATCACGTTGGCCCTTAATTGAAATGAAAATGTCACGTGCTGATTGCCTGCAATGGTACCGTGATATAAAGAAACACCCTATGCCTGGTAAATCATCATGCATTGGATGCCCTTATCATCATAATGATCAATGGAAAAATATGCAAAAGAACTATCCTAAGGATTGGGAAGATGCATGCGATCTTGATGACAAGATAAGACACGGATTAAAAAATACAGAAACAGAATTGTTTTTGCATAAATCCGCTAAACCGCTTAGAAGTATAAACTTCCTAGCACCTAACCCACAAGCGTCGTTATTTGGTGAAACATTTGATGAAGAATTTGCAGATGAATGCGAAGGTCTTTGCGGCGTATAAAGGAGA